GCCCAGCAGTTGATCAATGAGATCGACAATCTGGGCGAGAAAGCGGGGTACCAGTTCGTCTCTCTGGCGAAGCGCGCCCGGACGAACCGGCTTCTGATCATCGCGACGGCTGTGAGTGTCGCCATCGATCTGATCATCACTGTCGTTCTGGCTCTAGTCGGAGTGAGCATGCAGCAGAACACGGACCGGATCGACTCACTTACTCAGCGGCTCAACGAGGCACAGACGGTCCAGCGCCAGAAGGCTCTGTGCCCGCTGTACCAGGTGTTCCTCGACTCCCAGTCAGCAGCCGGTCGCAAGGCGGCGCCGGATCCCGAAAAGTACGATCACGCTTTCGTGGTGATCCATAAGGGCTATGACGCCCTCGAATGTGATCAGTACATCACCGGTACTCCGACCCCTGTCTCGCCCGGTCCGTGAGGCAATAACCGATCATCCGGCTATCCTGTGCCCGACCGGCAAGACCGGCTCAGGAGGACGATCACATGCCGTGGTGGAATGCGCTCGGGATCGGCGGCCGGATCCCGGCGCCGTCGCAGGACAAGACGCTGACGGCCGCAGCGTCTATCGTTCCCGTGCCCCGGTCTCCCCTGCTCAAGACACCTGATTCCTGGCAGCGCGAGGCCTGGGACTTTTTCGACCAGCTCGGGGAGTTCAACACCGGCGTCAACTGGCTGAGCCAGATGATGTCCCGCGTGCGTCTGCGGGCCGGACGTCTGGATCCGGGGCTCGACGAACCCTCGATCACCGATGTGCCCGTGGACTCCCTCGCGGCGAAGATGCTCCGTGATCTCGCCGGAGGCGTCGGCGGGCAGGCTCAGCTCATGCGCAATCTCGTGACCCAGCTCTCCGTGCCTGGCGAGGGATATCTCGTCGGTGAGCAGATGGGCGCGAACAACTTCTCCTGGATGGTCCGCTCGAACGAGGAAGTCCGCGCGACCAGCGGCAAGTTCCAGGTGGTCGGAAACCGCATCCCGAACGTCGACTGGGTTGATCTCGGACCCGAGTCCCTCGTGGTCCGTGTCTGGCGCCCGCACCCCCGCTACTACCACATCGCTGACTCACCGGCTCGGTCCGCACGCCCGATCATGCGCGAGCTGGAGCTGGTCAACCGGTACATCACCGCGCAGTACCTCAGTCGCATCGCCATGGCCGGTCTCCTGATCCTCCCCGAAGAGGCGTCCTTCCCCACCCGTGAGGAGTTTGCCGACGAGCCCGATCCCCTGTCGATGGAGTTCGTGGAGATCGCGGCCGAGGCGATCCGGGAGCCCGGACACGCCTCCAGCATCGTCCCGCTCCTGATCCGGGTACCGTCCGATGTCGCCGAGAAGATCAGGCACATCGACTTCACACTCAAGATCGACGAGAAGGTCATCGAGCGTCGGAACAGCGCGATCACTCGGCTGGCGAACAAGCTCGACATCCCCTCTGAGATCTTGACGGGCCTCGCGGGCGTCAACCACTGGACGGCCTGGCAGCTCGACGAGGGAGCACTGAAGACTCACATCGCCCCCATGGCGGAACTGATCGCCCACTGCCTGACCGTGGGGTACCTCCAGCCGCGTCTCGCGGCCAGCGGAGAGCCCGACGTTGGCAAGTGGGTCGTCTGGTATGACATGTCCGAGCTGGCTATGCGACCGGACAAGTCCAAGACCGCCGTGGACGCCTACGACCGGTTCGAGATCGACGGGGAAGCTCTCCGCCGGGAGTCCGGGTTCGACGAGGATGACAAGCCCTCCGGCGACGAACTCAAGACTCAGGCTCTCAAGGCGCTCATCCGGGCGAACCCCGGTGTGGGTGGCCAGGCGCTCGATGCACTTCTCGGAACGACCCTCTTCGAGGTAACCGCTCCGGCCCCCAGCGAAGGACCCCCGAACGGTCCCGGCGCCGGACGCCCGCCGAACACGACAGGACCGGAGCCCCAGCCGAACCAGCCGGGGCCTCCGCCCAAGCCGGGAGAGACCAAGACTCCGACGGAGTCCAAGGGCAAGAAGGAACCCGTCAAGGCGGTCGACCAGAGCGTCCGTCTCGCCAAGGTCGTTGCGCAGTCCAGAGCCATGCACGCGATCAGGTTCAGTGGCACGCGTCCACCGGTGCTGCTCCATCCGCCCATCTGCGCAGAGAACTCCTACGGATGCCCGTTCACCCATGCGGCCGAGAAGGCGCACCTGACGCGTCTCGCCACCGGGACGTACGAGAGCCACCTGGATCCCTTCGGACTTCTGACGATCGGCCAGCCAGCGCCATACATCGACACCTCGGAGTGGATCAGGACCGAGACGAAGATCCTCAGCATGAAGGGTGGCAAGGCCAATGGCGCCCGAGTCAAGCTCTGAGGTCATCGACTTCCACCAGCGCGGTCATCACGTGCAGCACGCGCACGGGCGCCGGATGTCATTCGACTCCAGTGGCAGTCACCTGTCCGGTGGCATGATCGCGCTTATGCCGACGGCGGAAGACGCGAAGCGCCTCGCCCTCCGAGGCGGAGAGACGGCCGGAGATCTTCATCTGACGCTCGCGTTCCTCGGTGACGACATGAGCACGTGGTCGGACATCCAGAAGGAGGAGCTTGCCTCGATCACCGGGGCTCTCTCGGCGCTCTACTTCGATGGTCCGCTCACCGCGAACATCTTTGGTGTCGCCCACTGGAACGGGCAGTCGGATAGCGCCTCGTGGGTCTGGAGCGTCGGTGATTCCCCTGGGGAGCACTGCCTCGGGCTCGCACACAGTCTGGCGATCGAGGCGATGGAGTCAACGCACGACCGGCCTCCGGCCCCCGAGGCGCACTCTCCCTGGGTCGCACACGTGTGTGCCGCGTACACAAAGGATCTGACTCTCGCGAAGGAGCTGGAGCGTCGTCTCGGGACGATCACGTTCGACCGCATCCGGGTGTCCTTCGGCGATGAAGATCACGACTACCCGCTGGGAGACGCGGGCCTGACGGCGGCCGGTGGTCCTCAGCGAGCACTCACCGAGCTGGAGATCGCCAGTCGTGCGGACTTCGCGATGATCGACAGACAGTGGGAGTCGGCGGTCGCGAACATGATGTCCGACTACGTGAAGATCGAGAGCGATCAGCGCGTGGAGATCCGGGATCAGATCGTCGTGGCAGTCGATCAAGGAGACTTCAGTGTCCTCGACACACTTCACGTGAGCTGGGCCGAGACGGCAAGACTCCTTCAGAAGCACATGATCAGTTATGCGGAACTCGCAGGCAAGGAGATGCAGCGCGAAGCCGAACACCAGGGCGTCAGGGTTCCTCCGTGGGATCTCACATCCGAGCTGGTGGCCGGGTCCGCCCGGGACATCATCGGCTCCGTGGCCCGTGCAACCGCCCGGAGTCTCGGGCTCGGGGTGCTCCAGTCGGCGACACGGAAGGCGATGACCTTCGTAGGTTCGAAACGCTCCGGCCGGGACGTCGCCGACGAGGTTGACCGTGATCTCAAGACCCGGTCTCCGGCAGGCCCGAAGGAACAGATCGGCGCCGCGATGACGACCGCACAGAACGCCGGGCGTGTGGCTGTCCTGAGCGTCACACCTGAGGCGGTGTACCTTGCCTCAGAGTCACTGGACAAGAACACCTGCCCTGCCTGTCGGGCAGTCGACGGCAAGGAATTCTCGAATCTGTCGGCAGCCCGGGAGGCATATCCGGGGGGCGGCTACATCAGTTGTGCGGGCGGCGGACGCTGCCGTGGCACAATGATCGCCGTCTGGAACCGGGGGTCCACAGCCAGCGCCGCACAGGAGGAAGGTATGGCTACAGCAACCGAAGCCCTGGGCGGTCCGCCGAACCCGGGCACCAAGAAAGACAAGCGCAAGGCCGACAACAAGGCCACGGCCACCGCCGACGACGTGAAGGCGGACGACAGTGCCGCAGCCCCCGCGCTGGAGGGAATCACGCTGAACGAGGATGGATCGATCACCGATGCCGAAGGCAACGAGATCGAATCCCTGGTGGTCGTGACCGCTGCCGATCAGCAGTGCCCGCCCGGGATGGAGTACGACCCCGGGACCGGCGAATGCGCGGCACCGAAGACGAGCGCCGAAAACACCGCACCGTGGGAAGGCGTCCTCGTCGTCGAGGGCGAGACGACCGGCGACGGCCGGGAGTTCGCACCGGACGCACTGACCTACCCCGAGGAGATCACTCCCGGTGAGGTGCTCCTGCGCTGGAACAAGGAGGACTCCCACGGTGGAGCCCCGACGACCAAGGCGGTCGCCGTCGGCCGGATCGACAAGATCTGGAAGGACGGCAACAAGATCATGGGCAAGGGTGTCTTCGATCTCGGACACCCTGACGGCGTCGAGGCTCACCGGCGGGTCGAGCAGAAGTTCCTCCGTGGCGTTTCCATCGATGCGGACTCGGTTGCGAACGCCGACGTGGAGTTCGTCTGGCCGGAAGGCGGAGGAGGCTCCGAGGAAGATCAGCTCATGGAGATGCTTTTCGGTCAGCCCGAGAAGATGATCTATCACGGCGGCCGGATCCGTGCGGCGACCCTGTGCGACATCCCGGCGTTCGTCGAGGCCTACATTGCGCTCACCGACGAAGCTGGCGCCGTTGTGGCGGGCGGCCAGCTCTACCCCGAGCTGGTACATCAGCCCATGGAAACCAAGCGCACGGTCGACGGCCTGACGGCTTCCCTCGTCGCACACGGGGGCCCGACGTGGAAGCCCCCGGCCGAGTGGTTCGAGAATCCCCAGCTCGCCATGGAGACCACCATCCAGGTCACCGACGAGGGACGCGTCTACGGGCACGCCGCACGCTGGGGCGCCTGTCACATCGGGTTCACCGACGCCTGTGTCCAGCCTCCGCACGAGGAGGACTTCCCGTACTTCGCCACCGGAGAACTGATCACCGACGACGACAAGCGGATCCCCGTCGGCCAGATCACGATCACCGCGAATCACGCTGATCTCTACGCGGCGAGCGGTCCGGCAAAGGAGCACTACGAGAACACCGGGAACGCGGTCGCGGACGTCGCAGTCGGCTGTGACAGCGTCGGTATCTGGGTCGCGGGTGCGATCCGGCCGAACGCGGACCCGATGCTCGTGCACGAGCTTCGTGCCTCCGGTGAGGTCTCCGGCGACTGGCGCCCGATCGGCGGGAAGCTCCGTCTCGTCGGACTCCTCGGCGTGAACGTCGGTGGGTTCGTCGTCCCGCGCATGAAGGCTCGCGTGGCCGGTGGTCAGGTGCAGGCACTGATTGCCGCCGGTCGTCTCTCGACGGCACACAACCAGCCGGAGTCCGTCACCCGTGATCAGGCGTATAAGATCGTCATGGACGATCTCGCCGCGCAGATGTTCGAGGGGAGTGAATGATCATGTGTGGATGTCAGCAGCAGCCTCCTCCGCCGCCCCCGCCTCCGCCCCCGGTCGGCGGGCAGCAGTGACCCACTGACAAGTCCCGTCTGGTGTTCCTCCTCGTTCGCCGGGCGGGGCTTTTCGCTGTCTCGGGACCCTGACCTGTGGTTTCATCGGTTCGAGCTATCCATAGACGATCTTAGGTTTCAGCGATTTCCGATGCTACGGTGCCCCCGAGCAACATCATCCTTGTTCCCGGCTCACCTCGGAGGTCACAGTGCCCGAGCCGCTCGAACGCATCACTGTCCCGGGCGACCTGATTCCGCTCGGTGACCTCGAACTCCAGGAACTCCACGATCGTGTCCTGGCCTCGTTCAACGAGGTCCGAGACAAGGGTCCCGGCAACTACTCGCAGGACGACATCTCGTATTCGTTCGAGCTGCGGGACGGCCTTAGCAAGATCAAGGCCGAACTCTCCGCACGCAAGGTCCGCGCCGACCAGCAGGCAGCGGCCGAGAAGCTCAGCGCCGAACGAACCATGAACGACCTGAACGAGTCGATCAACGGTCCGGCCGAGGGAACTCCCGAGGCGGCAGCCGCAGCGACCCGTACCGAGCTGGAGCACGAGGAGGCCATCGCCGCAGCGGCGGGCCGTGGCGTCACCGACGCCTTCGTGCGCATCATGGGCGACCGCAAGATGGGGAACGCTCAGGCTATCGAGCGCGCGGCGGCGACTCTCGGGCAGACGGCGGCCGTGGCCCCCAAGCTCGCGGCTCCCCAGGGAAAGCTCGCGATCACTGCGTCCGGCAACGGCCAGGAACTCCCGAGCATCGAGGCCCTGTCCCAGGCATTCATGGACAAGGCGAGCAACATCCCCTCGACGTCCCTCGGACGGGAAGCCCCGCGTCACAAGGTCGCTTCCATCCGGAACGAGTTCAAGCACACGGCCGACGACCGTACCGGTCCCTTCGTCCTCCAGGAGATCATGGAGGCGATGCGCGAGGAGTCTCTGCCGGGTCTCACCGCCGGTGGTGGCTGGTGCGCGCCGAACTCGATCATGTATGACTTCTTCAACATCGCGGACGCTCCGACCGGGATTCTCGACCTGCCCACGGTCGGTGTCATTCGTGGTGGTCTCCAGTGGCCTGTATCTCCGGCCATCGGTGACGTGTTCTTCCAGGCCGGTGGCTCGAACCCGGCTTCCGGCTTCGGTGGCTTCGCGTTCAGCTTCGCGAACACCTCGGACCCGTGGCTGTGGTCTGAGGCCGACGACCAGGCAACGGTCACCGGCTCGGTCAACAAGCCGACTCTCCGCGTTCCCTGCTCGACCTTCACCTCGGGTCGTCTTGAGGCTTACGGCCTCACGCTTACGGCGGGTAACCTGACGGATTCGGCGTACCCCGAGCAGACGCAGAACTTCCTCAAGCTCCTGCGCACCGCATACGCCCACGCGATCAACGCCCGCCTGATCTCCCTGGTGGTGTCCGGATCGACGGCCTACTCGGGTCTCGGCGCGTCGGGCAAGCCCGCAACTCAGACGTTCCTGGACGCGGTCGAGCTGGCCGCGACCGACTACCGCAACAAGTTCGCCATGTCGGACGATGCGGTGCTCGAAGTGCTCCTGCCCCGCTACGTCCTCGCGATCATCCGGGCGGACATGGGGTGGCGGACCAAGGTCGAGCGCGAGTCGGTGGCGGACAGCGTGATCCGTGGCTGGTTCGCGGACCGTGGCGTGCGTGTTCAGTTCGTCTCGGACTGGCAGGTTCGCAGTACCGCTCAGTTCGGTCTCAACGTAACCACCCTGGTCACGTGGCCGACCGCGACCGACATGGTCATCTACGCTCCTGGTACCTTCCTCCACGGTCAGGGCATGTCCCTCGACCTCGGAGTGGTCCGTGACTCGATCCTCAACGCGGAGAACGATTTCACCGCCGCGTGGGCCGAGGAGACGCACATGATCGCCAAGGTCGGTCACGAGTCCCGTAAGTACACGATCACTCACGCGGTCGCCGGTGCAGGCACAGCCGATCTTTCTGCTGGTCCGCAGCTCTGATCGTCCTACTCAAGGAAGGGCGATCCCATGGCGGCATTCGTCAGCACTCAAATCAGCGTGGCTAATGCCACTGCTGTCAAGGTGCTCGACTCTGCCGAGATGGACCGGAAGGCCAGATTCGCCAATGCATCCGGGGACGGAACTGCGGTGCATCTGGCCTATTCCTCCGGGACTGCTTCCGGGGGTGTTCGGTTCGCCACAGTGGCAGATGAAGCAACGTTCACCTTTGGCGGAATGATCATTCCGGCAGGTGAGGAGCTATGGGTCTATCAGACCACTGGAAGCACTGTCACGTTTGACGTGATCACCACGTCTGTTGGGAGGTGAGTTGAATGGCCGGACCCCGGCTCGTTGTCGACGGCCCGTCCTTCACCACGCTCCCGTACGGTCTCTGGGACGCGGTACAGAAGCCGACGGCAGACACGAACCACTGGCAGAACGGGATCACCTGGGTCGACCGGTGCGGCGATGGAAACACCCTCTATGAGGAGTGCATCGCCGTCACTGGCACCGGGGGATCTCCGACCGGTCAGGCGGCTCTCGCATCGAACATCACTCAGCAGAACCGGGGAGCAACGTCCTTCGCATGCTACGCGGAGTTCGACTGCTCTCCGGTCGGTCTGACGGATGCACAGACGATCGCCGACGAGGCCCTCGCCAAGGTCTCGGCGTTCCAGCTCGAAAAGGCCTTCTGGACCGGCACGGCTGGCAAGACCAGCTCTGGCGGAATCGCCCAGACGACCGTGTTCCCGCACCTCGCGGCGAACGTCGCTCTGACTGATCCGGCGAACTCCACGATCCTTCTCCAGCCCGCGACCAGTACGGCGGTGTCCGGTAGTGCGACTACCGACGTGGCTGATGGCCTCGGGCAGCTCCAGGGTGCTCTCGCTTCGTGCTATCACGGCGCGGGAGTGATCCACATCCCGACGGCCGCCCTCCCGACCTTTGTTGCCTGGGACCTGGTGGAGGATCGGGATGGCGGTCTCTACACCCATACGGGGAACCGGGTCGTGGTCGGCCAGGGGTATCCGGGCACGTCCCCATGGGGTGCCGCCCCGGCAGCCGGATCGACGTGGATCTATGCCACGGGAGCGATCTTCGGGTATCAGGCATCGGTCGACGTCGGATCTCTGACCGAACTGTTCGACCGAACCGAAAACACTCATCACATGGTGGCGCAGCAGGTCTACGTTCTCGGGTGGGAGTGCTGTGCCTTTGCGACTCAGATCGGTCTTGGCGTGGTCGTCAGCGGCGGGAGCACTGGTGTGTGATGTCTACTTTCTCGTCTGACAGTTTTCCGGCTACTGGTGATCCACAACAGGTAGCAGAACCCGCTGATTTGGACCGGTGGGTTTCGGTAGCGACCGGTGGCGGATTCGGCGGAGCAAAGATCGGATTTTCCGATGAAGACGTCATAGGTGGTTATCTGATCGACCCGGGTGACCATGTGGAACTGGTACTCCCCGCAGGGCAAGAACTGTGGGTTCAGGCAGCATCTGACGATCTGGTCAGTGTCCTCGTAAGCGGATCCCCGTAAGGGAGTGAGTCATGGCCTCATCCAATCTTGCCGCTCCTATCAAGGGGCGCGTCTACCGCATGGTCAAGCTGGACGTCTGTGGTCTTCCGGTCACCGGCACGAGCGGCATGCAGATCGTGTCCGGCGCCTTCACTCAGGTGTCACAGGACTTCCAGTACGAGGACGGCACGGAGTTCTTCGAGCGGACGGCCTCCGGCGGCGTCTGTGTCAACCAGAAGGACGACCCGGTCCTGAAGAGGATCAACCTGACGACCGACTTCTGTGCGGTCAACGTCTCCGGCGCCGCGTTCATGGCGAGTGCACGCGAGCTGACCGTTGGTGCCCCGACGACCGGCTTCGGCTTCGCGGTCTCCGAGGGATCTCCGACGAACCGGTACAGCCTGGAGGTCTGGCAGGAAGTCGCCGGTTCCGGCGCCTGTAACGCCTCGGGTCTCCAGCAGTACATCTACAACGCCTGGCCGAACTGCGGTGCCTCGAAGCTCGGCGGGTACAACATCGAACTGGCGCGGTCCACGCTCCAGATCATGTCCGAGACCCGGGCTGTATCCATCGGCACGACAGGCTGGCTGGCCAAGAACGGATCTGCGACCTGGCTCCCAGCCGGATTCGCGGCAACGGGAACCGAGCACTGGCTGTGGAACATCACGACCACGGCGCCCCCGACGGCCGCGACCGACCCGACGGCGAACCTCTGATGAGCGCGGTCCTGCTCCAGCCTCCGGACAGGGTGTGGACGTGCCCGAACTGTCTGGCACAGGACCGCACACCCTGGGACACCCCGAACCGCTTTCACAAGTGCCGAGCCCTCGCCGGGATCACTGCCCCCATGATCCCGACGGGGTCCGGTGCCCGGGTGCTCGCAATGGAGCGCGAGGACTACATTGGCACGGAAGATGTCCAGCTCGACGGAAATGGACGGCCGGTCATGAACATCACCACGGAACGGCCGGACGGATCCACGGATGTGATCGCGTTCGCTCCGTGCGCCACAGTGAGGATGGTGAACTGACATGTCATGGACCGCTAGCGCTGTTTTCACGCAGTGGATCCTCAACCCTCTGTGGCAGGGGAACGCAGGTCTGCCGACCAACTACGTGAAGCTCTCCACCGACGTGGCCAAATGTGCCCTGTTCGGTACCACGGCCTCCATGACGCCGGACAAGAATGCCACCGTCGGTACCAGCGGTTACAACTCGGGCGCATCTCAGTGGGTCGTGGCCAACGAGAAGACGAGCGGTACGGACTGGGTTGCGGGCGGCCGGGCTCTGGCCAACGACGCGATCACAGCAGGTTCCGGTTTCGTCATGTACGACGCCGACGATCTCACCAGCGTTGCTACGGCCACTCTGACCGGTGTGGCCGGATGTCTGATCTACGATGACACGATCACTGGTGGCACTGTGGCCGATCAAGGTGTCTGCTACAACTGGTTCGGCGGTGACCAGTCTGTGACGGCCGGTACGTTCTCTGTCGCTTTCCACGCGAATGGCGTGTGCAGGTTCACCAACTGATCAAGGGGTGAGCCATGGCCAACAGCAGCGTTCCGATCACGGCTGGCTCCGGCACGAACATCGACACATACGCCGTGGCCGGTGGCGATCATCAACAGATCGTCCGTGAGGCGCGAGCCGCAACCGGTGTCGCCTCCACGTGGACCCTCCCCGCGACCGGCACAGCCAGCATACTGACGGCCAGCGAAGCACGGGTCGCCATGCTGATCGTCAACAACTGCAATCAGCGGGTATACATCGACTTCGATGCGATCATTCCCAGCATCACCGCATTCGCCTGGTACCTGGAGACGGGAGACCGCTGGGAAGTCCCTAAGGAACTGGTCCAGTTGGCGATCTCCATGCTCCCCGGCGGAACGGTTTCCAGTGGATCTGTACTGATCCTGGAGGGGCGTGCACTGTAATGCCTCTGACCCCCCGCAAGACTCTTCGTGACCCTGATTTCTGGGTGGTACACGGTCACTCGTACATGCAGTACGCCTTTGGCACCTACTACCAGACCGGCCGCGCGGATTCCCTGCTCCGTGGTGCCCTGGACATCGAACACGCCAACTGGCAGAACTACTGCGTCAACGGTGCCCGGATCTTCACCGAAGGTGCCTCCACCGGCGGGTACGAGCGGATTCTGAAGCGGGTCAACCGGCCGACGCGTGGCAGTCCGTACGTGTCCGACGGTGGCTGTCTGCTGTTGTGTTACGGGATCAATGATCTTGGTCTGCACGGAGACACCACGGTCACCAGTGCGGTTCTGAAAGATGCGTTCAAGCAGGCCATGCGCATGGCGATTTCCCGCTGGCGCGCTTCAGTGATTTACGAGAACGATTTCCAGGTAGGCACCCGCACGTCGTACGGGGCCGGGTTTTCTAGCGTGGCGGTGAGCTACTGCTCCGGTACCACGGTGCACTGGTGCACGGCCACCACGAACGCGAACTTCACCCTGACCCTGCCGAGTGACTATGCCGGTGAGCCGGTGGGGATCCTGCTGGTCGGCGCGGGCGGCGTGTCCGGCGGCATCGTCACCTGGGGAGGTACGGCCGGAGTCACCGGGACGACAAGCACGTCCAACATCATGCCGACAGCAGACGCGACACACTGCCCAGTACTCAAGAGGATCACGAACCTGACCTCTGCCAACGCAGGGCAGACGATCACCGGAACCGTGAACACGCTCGATGCGGGCGGCGCGGTCATGCTCGACTGCTGGTGGCTGGAGTCCAAGGAGCCCCCGCCGGTGATCGTGTGTAACACGGGCAAGCTCACGGCGGCCGGGTACACCGGCAACTACGCCGGGTGGACCGGCACCGAGGCACAGCACGATGCAGACGTGGACGCATGGAATGTGGCCCTGGCCTCCGTGGTCGCCGAGTTCGATGCCATGGTTCAGATTGCTGATCTGAATACGGCGCTTGGTCCCAAAGATGCAACGCTTCTGTTCACCGACGGGCTGCACCCCAACGAACGTGGCGCAGCACGCATCGTGGACGCGATCCTGGCGGCAAAGGACCGGCTGATCCCCACCGGTCAGTCCACCACTGCCAACATGAACATCTCGGCTCCGCGTACCGGTCCGTCGTTGCTACCCCGGGTGTCCGGCCTGTGGTACACCCAAGATCATGCAGCGAGTACGTCGGCGGGTGTCACTCCGGCATCGGGTGATCTCTGGGCCATCCCTATCTGGGTCACTCAGGGCCGGGAGTTCTGGAATCGTCTTGCATGCAAGACCGGAGCAACCGCAGGTGCCACGGGAACAAGCACGATCCGATGGGGTCTCTACGACGACGTTGGGTGGTCTGGGTACCCCAAGGAACTGGTCAACGAGGCGACCGCCGCAGGGCAGCTCTCTTTGTCGACTGTGGCTAACACTCTCGTCATGAGTCCGACGTCAGGTACAGGATCTTTCACGTGGGTGCTCGATCCAGGTCTGTACTGGCTCGCGATCAAGTTCTGCACTATTCGGACAACCCCGCAGAACACCACCTCTCTGCAAGGCCCCAACGGGATCATGTCCAACCTGTCCACAGGTGGGGATGTCTTCGCAGCGGCGACCAACTTCCCGAACGGCTACAAGATCACAGGTCAGGGCACGGGCGCTTTCTCCGGTACCTTCCCGACTGGTGCTGTAGCTACGACCAATGCTCCGTACCTCGGTATCCAGGTGTTCATCCAGCCACAGAACGCATAGGAGGGTTCGCATGTCCCTCCTGATCCTCTTCAAGTCCGCTGACGCTGCCACTACGGCGAACGCCGATGTAGCCACGGTGAGCGCGACCGCAGGGGACGGAACGGCTGGGGTGGCTGCTCTCGTCAGTGGTGCCGCCACGGTCACTGCTGCGGCCCTGGACGCGTCCGCAGGAGTGTCCGCGCTGCTCTCTCCCGCCTTGGTCTCTGCTGGCGCCCAGGACGCACCTGTGGCCTTGGTGGTCACAGCCGACGTTGCGCCGGTCACTGCGACCGCGAACAACCCGGCGCCCGGACTCGTCGTGTCGGCCGATGTCGCGCCGGTCACCGTGTCGGCGGGAGATGCCACGGCTGGGCTGACCGCCCTGGCCGACGTGGCGCCGGTGACCGTGTCTGCCGGAGACGCGACCTCTTCTCTGGTGATCTCTTCTGACGTGGCGACTGTGATCGCAACCGCAGGGGATGTCACGGCCGGTCTCGTCGTGAGTGCCGACGTGGCTCCGGTCACGGTGACTGCCTTCGATGCCACGGTCACGACCGGAGGCGGAACGACCGCCAACGCGGACATCGCCACGGTCTCCGCCACGGCGGCCGACGTCACGGCCGGGATTACGGCTTCGGCGGACGTGGCGTCTGTCACGGCCACCGGCCAGGACGCTGCGGCCCAACTGACCGTGAATGCCGACGTGGCGACCGTCGTCGCGACCGCTAACGACGCGAGCGTTTTCTTGACCGCTCTGGCCGGTGTCGCCCCGGTGACCGGGACCGCCAACGATGCGGCCGGTAACGTCATGGCACAGGCTGGTGCATCTGCGGTCACGGCCAGCGCTGGTGACGTGTCGGCAGCCCTGGTGGTTAATGCCGATGTGGCCCCGGTGACCGTCACGGCATTCGATGCCACGGTCTCCACGGTCCCGAGCGTCACTGCGTCGGCGGACGTCGCAACCGTCAGTGCCAGCGCCATGGATGCCACCGGGAGCATGGTGGTCCTGCCGGACACTGCCATGGTTACAGCTACAGCCCTCAATGTCTCAGGTGTCCTGACGGCCACTGGTGACGTCGCGCTTGTGACGGCGACCGCCCTGGACATCACCAGCGTAAACGGCATTCTTGCGTCTGCCGGAGTGGCGACTGTGTCCGTGACTGCCCTGGACGACGTGATCGCTCTGTCCGTACAGCCCACAGAAGCGGTCGTGAGCGCGACGGCGAACGACGCTTTCACTTCGATCATGGTGAATGCCGGGCTGGCTTCCGTGCTGGCGGAGGCATTCGACATCAGCATTGGTCTGCCGCAAACGACCTTGCGTGATCGGATCGGCGGCCGGGAACCTGCGACGTCCGCCAGTGGCCGGGAGCCGGGTGGTGCCAGCGGCCGGGAGCCTTTGTCGGGGGCAGGCGGTCATGAGCCGGTATCGTCAGCGGCAGGCCGGGAACCAACATCGTCGATATCCGGTAAGGAGGCGGGCATCTGATGGCGATCTCTGTATCGGACGGCAGTGCAACGTACGTCATGGGGGAGAAGCCGCCCCCGCTCGTCTACACCTTCCAGGACAGCGCGGGAACGGCGATCAACCTGACTGGGTATACCGCCAAGTTTGTGATCAAGGAACGCGACAGCGCGGCGCAGACGTTCAACGCGGTTGTGAGTGCCCCGACGTCCGGCCAGGTCACCTACGCGTGGGCGGGCACGGAGTGGCCGACGGCCGGTTACTACGAGGCAGAGTTCGTCGTCGGGAACACGACCAACCGCTACAACTCCTTGAAGCTCACGTTCAGTGTCCGTCTGCCGGTCGGCGCCGAGCCGAACATCTGAGGAGTGACCATGACTGACTTCGGGCCTTGCGCCACATGGGACGTCCGGTGGAACTGTGACGTCTCGACGGAGTCACCGACCGCGACGGGCATCGCTGCGTCGGCGGCTACCTACGTCCTGTGGTCTCTGTCCGGCAGGCAGTTCGGCACGTGCCAGGTGACTCTCAGGCCCTGCCGGAGGGAGTGCTATGACCAGTCATGGTGGAACTCCTACAGCACGCCGTGGACGTCCTCTTGGGACTACGCGGACTCCAACTATCCCTGGTTCGTGCTGGGTTGTGGCGGCTGCCGTGGTACGTGCTCGTGTTCTTCGGTCTCGGAGGTTGTTCTCCCCTCGCCGGTGTCCTCGATCGTCTCGGTGAAGCTCGACGGGGTCACGGCGGCGACCGGGTCCTACCGGGTCGACAACAACCGGCTCCTGGTCCGCACGGACGGCCAGCAGTGGCCGAGCTGCAACAACCTGAACAAGAACGATGATCAGGTGGGGACCTGGTCCGTGACCGCGCTCTACGGCCAGCCTGTGCCCTCGCTCGGACAACTCGCGATGGGTGAACTCGGCTGTGAACTCCTCAAGGCCATGCGGGGCGAGGAGTGCCGTCTCCCTCCGGGGGTCACCCAGCTCACCCGTCAGGGGGTCACGGTCTCCATCCCAGACTTCGGTGATCTCTTCAAGGATGGCAGGACCGGGCTCTACATGGTGGACATGTTCCTCGCGACGGTGAATCCTCACCGGCTCCAGCAGCGGTCGAGAATCTACAGTCCGGACAAGATCATTCAGAGAAGGGCCGGGACGTGATCACTGGTGACAACAAGTGGTTTGTGGTCTGTCAGGCGATCTTGACGGCCGCGCACAACGGGCTGAGTACGGACGTCACCCGGGCTTTGATCACTACCGGACAGATCGCCTGGGACGACTGCTGTGATGGGCAGCTCGCCGTTTCCTACACCCGGACGAGCCCGACCGAGTCCTTCCCGGTCGAGGCCGTGACGATCTCCCCGTATGGTGACGGCATTGAGTGCGCACCGCCGTACGAAATCGGGGAGATCTCTGTCCAGATCGTCCGGTGTGCGCCACAGGCTTTGAACGGGCAGAACGCGCCGAGCACCGACGCCCTGTTGAAGGCATCTCTCCAGACCTTGATCGATGCCAATCAGATCAGGAAGGCCGTGGCCGTCGCACTCTGTGCCCTGAAGGCAGACGTCACCCAGCGGTTCGACTACTTTATGCGTGATCAGCTCATGCTCGGGCCCGAGGGCGGATGCGTGGGCTCGGAACTCCATCTCTATGCAGGACTGGCGGTCGGCTGATGGCCAAGGATTTCATGACGATCAATCCGGCGGCGGCGCGTACGCTCGCGGAACGCTCGGCGACACCCCTCGTGATCGCGGCGACGACGAAGGTCGCCATGCGCGCGCGCCTGCTCGCGCCGGGATCGATGAAGGAGCAGATCCGGCCGATCGTGACCTCCCGTGGCCCGAGTGCCATCGGCATCGTGATGAGCGATCACCCGGCAACGTCCTTCGTTCTCCACGGAACTCCGCCGCACGTGATCTACGCGAAGCGCGGGAAGTACCTGAAGTTCGAGATCGACGGCAAGATCATGTTCCGCGAGAAGGTCAATCACCCGGGCTTCAAGGCGAACAACTTCCTGTGGAAGGCTCTGGAGGCCTCGCGCATCGGCTGAGAGTTATGCAGCCACTGGCGGACGCGGAGTTACCCGTTGGTATTGATAAAGCTCTGACCTGCGGAAATCCCCCGCAGGAAACGGTGATAGAACTCCACACGGGTGCCCAAACGATCTCGTTAGGCGAG